CAACAAACGAATAGCTCAAAACCACACAATCCCACGGCTGCGCCCATAGGGCTTACGGTGGGAGGGAGGAAATGCCATGAGCCTGTACCCTCGGGTTATCACCGAGTATCTGGCCGCGCTGGCTATCCCGCGAGGTCCAGAATCCAGAATCTTTCTCGTGGACCCTGAAGAGGGCGTGGACACCGCGCTCGGCGATCGGTGGACCAAACCCCTCAAGACCCTCATAAAGGCAGAGGACAAGTGCGTCGCCGAGCGGCACGACACAGTTCTCTTCCTTGCGAGGGCCACAGCTGACAATCCAACAGCGGCCATCCTCTGGGACAAGGACTACACACACCTGGTCGGTCTCGGACCCAGCCTCTATGGGGTCGGTCAACGATCTCGCGTTGTTATGGCGACTGCCACCGCGCTGACGCCAGTGATCACGTTTTCTGGGAACGGCTGCATCGTCAAGAACATGCAGTTCGGCAATGAGAAGGCGTCCGGTTCTGCGGCCGGGGTCGCAATCATGACAGGCCAAAGGTGCTATTTCGAGAACGTCTTCTTCATGTGCCCTTTCCCCACGGATGCCGCGTCCTACTCGCTCAAGTTGTCGGGCGGGGAGAACGTGTTCCTCCGTTGCAGCATCGGTCAAACGACAGCGGTGCGCACGGGGGCTTCCTACGGGCTGTGGATGCACAAAGGCGCCGGAGACAACCAGCGCAACAAGTTCGTCAAATGCGAGTTCAAGAGCTGGGGGGGCGGGGCCGCCACGCACGTCTTGGTTTACGTGCAGTCTGACATCGACAACGAGGGCTGGAGCCAGCAGTTCGAGGACTGCCTGTTCCACAATCTCCTGGGTGTGGCTCTGGCGCAGGCTATCGACGACAACTGCGCTGTTCCTCACCAGATCTTGCTGAGAGGGCATAACTCTTTTGCAGGGGTCACCACAATCGCAGACGACAAGGTTGACATCTTGGCAGCCGACTACGCCACCGCCTACAAGGGTGGTCTGATGTCTACTGTCATCGACTGAGGCTGCTTGTTCGCACAACTGATGGGGCCGGTGCCGCCGGCCCCCAGACACTGGGAGGTTTATCATGCCTTTCGAGGGTGGTTCTTTTGTACTTGACATGGTCGGCGTTGTCTCTACTGCCGGCGGGGCGGTTGGCTCTGTTCTCAATCCCGAGGGTAAAGCCGTCGTCATCACGAAGGTCGTGGTGGCTGTAGAAACCCAGCCTGACTCTGCTGCCAACCTGAATGTGGGTATCGGCGCAGCCGCAACCACTGACGCTTCAGATCTCGTCAGCGCCCTGACCGTCGATGCTGCCACTGGCAAGTGCTACAACGGGCTGAACCCCGCTGCGAAGGCCGAGCACATCGTCTGGGGTGCTACGCAGTACCTGAATGTGACCGGCTCTGCCGACACTACGGGCTTGGTTGGAAAGGTGCTCGTCCACTACATGCGGCACGTCTAGGAGCTTTCGAGCCCTTCCGTGAGGTGACTGATGTCTGCAACGGCGGCACAGATCGCTAGGTTGCGTCGGATGGTCAACGAGCCGGATGATACGACGTATGACGACGACTTGATCACCGAGTACATCGAGCGGTATCCACTCATGGACGAGCTCGCTCAGGAGCCCTACACCTGGGATACCTCGACCGAACCCCCGACGCCGGACGCCAACGAGAGTTGGATTCCTACCTACGATCTGAACCCCGCCGCTGCGGACATCTGGGATGAGAAGGCCGCCGTCGTCGCTGCGGATTTCAACTTTGCTGCCGACGGCGGTCGGTACGATCGGGCCCAGGTGGCCGAGATGTTTGCCAAGCGGGCCAGATACTATCGAAGCCGACGGGCAATCAGGGTGATAACGCCCGTCGTCTGGCCGAGCACGCCTGATGAGGACGTGTTTCCCTGGATTGGCAACCTTCCGGAGGGAGAATAACTTGGCGGCCGGAATCTATCAGATCCGGAATACCATCAATGGTCATTGCTACATTGGGCGATCTCTGAACTTGCAGCGCAGATGGCGTCGTCATTTGGTCCTACTTCAGGCCAGGAATCACCATAGTCGCTACCTGCAAAGGGCTTTCGATAGATATGGTCGAGAGGTTTTTGTCTTTGAGATTCTTGAGGAACTCACAACTCGGGATGAATGCATCCTTAGCGAACAGTTCTATCTTGACCACGAGGATCCGAACTACAATATGTCGTCGCTAGCGCGTGGCGGAATAGCATCAGGGACAATGGCCGCTGAAGTCCGTAATGCTATAAGTATCCGAATGAAAGCACTTTGGCTAGATTTAGACTTTCGTCAGCGGCATTCTATGCCTAAACCAAAAGTACGTATCGCACTGAAAGGGCGGCATCTTACTGATGAATGTCGGCGTAAGATCAGTGAGGCTAAGAAGGGACACTCTTGTAGCGAGGAGACGCGAAGAAAGATCAGCCAGGCGAAGAAGGGCCGGCCATGCACTGAGGAACACAAGGCGAAACTAGCTCGTGCGGCTACGAATCAAAGCAGAGGACCACGCACGGATGCCGAGAGAGCCAGCATCTCGGCGGGTCTGAAACGATACTGGGCTAGAAAGCGTGAGAGGGCTCTCTGATGCGGAGTCTCACGGCTACGGAGATCTCGCGGATGCGGGCCACGCAGGAAGGTGCTATGCAGGACGAGTGCGAGATCCTGGAGTATTCGTCCGTCAGTGACGGCTACGGCAATCCCAGACCTCGATACACGGCGATAGCTACGCTGTCCTGTGGGTTTCAGCATGTGCGCCCAAGAGAAGTGCTCGACACTGGAGAGTTGGCAATGATCGATGCCACGCTCAGACTGCCTATCGACACAGTCATCGGGACCCACGATCGGGTACGGGTGACCAAGCGGTACCGCGAGGCATTGGCGACAGCGGAGGTCTACGAGATTGTTGGACCAAAGCAACGAGGCCCCTCCGGGCTAGTTCTCTCGCTGAGGATGGCAACCAGTGGTGACACGACTTAGTCTACGCATTGACGGGATTCCAGTCGAGTACAAGCTCCCGATCTCACAAAAGGTCGTCGTGGGGATCCCTGTCGCTGGGCCGCCGACGTGGGCATTGCACGACAGCATGATGACGCTCAGATCTCCCGACGGCTTTGTGGAAGTTCGTGCAGGCACGCCGGATCGACCTCTGCCGATCCCCGAAGCGCGGGACGCACTCGTTCAGGGACTGCTGGCTCTGGCCGACTGTGGGTGGTTGATGCAAGTCGATCGAGACGCGGTCATACATCCAGAAACACTGAGGCGACTGATGTCATGGGACGTGCCGATCATCAGCCCTCTGGTGTTTGGGCGGTATCCACCCGTGATACCGATCGCCTTTAGTCAAGCTCGGCCTGACTTGGGGCCGAACGAATACGGCGTAGAGATCGACGAGATACGGCACTGGATCGGGACACACAAAGAGATGTGGACATCCAGTCCTCTCGTTCTCGAGCCGCGTCCTGATGATGCACTGATCGAGCGAGCTTTTGTGGGAACGCACTGTCTCCTGGTCAGACGGGATGTTTTTGAGGCAATCGAACCCCCCTGGTTCCAACGGACGTGCGAGCCAGGGCATCAAGCAACCGGGTGTGACCGGTACTTTTGTCAGAAGGCAATAGCTGCTGGGTTCCCAATCTACATGGATCGATCCGTTGTCGCAAGTCATATGTATGGCGAGCGCCCCCTGGGAGCGCTGGACTTTCTGGCCTGGGATGCTATCACCGACTGGGAAACCAAGACATGGGTCATAGGAGGAAAGGATCGTGGCTAGAGAAACGCTGACAGTCCAAGCAATGGTGCGAGCGGGGCTTACGGCCGGCTACACAGCCTTCGAGGCCTCGGGTGTTGCCTTCGCCAATGAGGGCAGGACCTTCATTCACGTCAAGAACGCACAGGCGGCGGGGACGACCAAGCTCACAATCATCACGCCGAACACCGTGGACGGCCTGGCAATCGATGATCGGGACGTGACGATCGCCGCAGCCACTGAGGAGTTCATCGGGCCATTCCAGCCGGGCGTCTACAACCAGAGTACCGACGTGGTCCACATCGATGTCACTACAGCGACTTCGGTGTCGATCGCGGCCATACGGATCTAGTCATGGCCGGTACGGTTGACTGGTATGAGGAAGACCTGCTAGCGACGATAGAGGGGGCGACCGACGAGCTCCTCACACGTTTGGCCTTCCAAGTTGAGGGGGAGATCAAGGTCGCGATAACCTTCGCGCCGGCCGTTGACACCGGCTTCATGCGGAACGCCGTCTACACCATCCCAGCCGTAGGGCCCGTGAAGGACAAAGGCAACCCATCTGGCGCCTACAAGAGCCAGAAGACTGGTCAAATGGTCGAGCGCAAGCGGGTGAACGCAGTTCCGAAGATACCCCCTCACACATCCGCCGTTCACGCAGCGGCTGAATACACGATCGACCAGGAGATGAAGCACCAGTTCATGTATAAGGGCCTGCAGAAGGGGATCCAGAGCGTGGGCGGAGAGATCGCAGCGGTACGCCGGAGCCGGAACCTATGATCGACCCGCATGTGGCAATCAAGGAGTTTCTGGCCCTCCAGGAGCCGTTTGCCACTCGCGTGGGCGACCGGCTCCACGCTGGTCGGTCTGAACCTCCAAAGGGCTACACGCCAGCTGATGGCGACTGCGTGGTGTTCATGGTTCGCCCCGGCGGCGGGCCTGACTATGAGGATGCGCTCCTGGTCTGCTCGGTGCAATTCAAGTGCTACGGCTTCGACGCGCTGGATTCTCCGAGTGAGGTCGAGTCGTTTGGGTTGTATCGGCTGCTCTACGACGCACTGCATAATGGACACGACGGCACTCTTCTCTGGGGGTTGACCGAGGGCGTCGGCCAGCTTCTGGCCGAACCTGAAACAGATTGGTACTTTGTGCTGGCGTACTTTACAGTCATGCTGAGACAATAGGAGGTTTATCATGGCGCTTCCTGTGGTTGCAAACATCATCAAATCGGGCGCGGCACTCTATGTTGCTGGTGTAGACGATGCCCCACCCAGTACGACAGAGCCCGTGTACGGCGTTGCTTGGGGCGGGAACTGGGTTCGCGTAGGCTTCACGAAGGCACCGCTCACACTGGCCTACACGAGCACGGAGGCCAATCTGACCGTCGAGGAGGCCTTGGGCACGATCAAGCGCGTCCGCACGGCCGAGGCGTTGACGCTCGAGACCGTTCTCGCGGAGTTGACCGCAGCATACTTGAAGTTGGCGGGCGGTGATCAGCGGACCGTGACGGACGTTCCGGCTGCGGCAAACCAGAAAGCCTACGACATGACCGGGCTGGGTGGCGTGGCAGCGATCGCTGAAAAGCAGTGGGGCTTCGAGGGACTGTTCATCGACAGCACCGGGGTTGACCAGCCTATCAGGTTCCTTATCCACAAGGGCACGGCGATGATCAACGGCAACCTGGAGTTCAGTCAGAAAACTGACGACTACTCCGGAATCCCGATTCAGATCAAGGCCCTGACCAAGGTAGATGAGGCCGTTGGCGAAAAGCTCTGCCAGTTCTACAGATTCACGGCTAACGCACCCTGATGAGGAAAGTCAAGGTAACGCTCAACGGCCAGGAGTTCGAGATCCAGGAGCTGCGGAGTCGGGCGAACGCCACGTGGCGGAAGAAGCTGGACGAGCCATTCGCGGAGCTGGCAAAACTGCTGAAGGGCCTCCCAGGCACCAGTCTCACGGACGGCGACGCTCTGTCGAACATAGTCGAGACTGTCTCTGGACTCCTGGTCGGGTCAGTGGATACCGTGGTCAAGTTGCTCATAGACTACGCGCCCCAGCTGGAAGTCGCGAGCACGGAGGCTTACGACAGTGAGCTTCTCGACGCCTTCGGCTCGGTGCTCGGTCTCGCCTACCCTTTCGGGGGGATCCTCGGCAGAGTAACCAAGTTGACTGGCTCAAAGTAGCCGAGGATACCGCCGAACTAGCTCTAGCAGAGTGGGGCGTGTG